AGATGCGCTATCGTGGAGCTAAGACACACACCATGGACAAGAAGGGTGTTATCGGGATGCCTGGGAACAGGCCCTGGGAGTCAGCTTACACCAATGCCATTGAAGGCTTTGACAGCCAGATTCAATATCTCAATCGTATGATTGAATGGGCAGAGAAGGCTAAGGCAGAAGCAGATGTTCGTCCTGTGCTGGATGCAATGGGCTCTAGTCAACCTAATGCAACCAAGCTGGCTTCAGACTACAGAGACTTTGCTCTTGGGCAAAATCCTTACAAGTTTGCTAAAGTTGCTGATGCAGTGGGTGACTGGTTCAATACAACAGCAGGTGGACAGCTTAACAATGTGTTTGGTAGTGTAGCTCCTGGAGTTAGAAAGGCAACTAACATTAAACTGTTGTCAGCCAACCCTGGCTTCCTCTTTGCTAACATTGTACAACCTATGCGGAACATGCCTGAAATTGCTGCATTCCTTTCCTCGAAGGGAATGGCTAACAGTGAAATAGCGGGTCTATCAAGTATGGGCAAGGTAAGTTTGCAGATGACCACAGGCAAGTTTGATCCAATCCTCAAGGATGCTATGAAGTATGCTGAGGACAATCATGTGTATGCTAGTGACTTAATTGAACAGCGCACAAGCTCTGGTAAGTTTGGTACAGGGGAAACTGCTGGTCAAAAGCTTAGCACAGCGGCTGATGCTGTTGAGCACATCTTGCAGGTTCCTGCTTCTAAAATTGAAGCTACAACTCGTAAGACATTCTTCCTTGCTCTTGTTGATATGCTCCATGAGAATGGAATCAAGAAAGAAGAGGGCCTGTTCGACATTGCTTCCAACCTAACGGACAGGGGCATGAATCGGTACACAATGGAGGAAGCTCCTATTGGTATTAAGGCTCTTGGTAAGCTTGGTAAGTATCCATACAACTTGATGAGCTTTAAGTTCAATGAGTTGTCTAGAGTTATGTCCTATGTCAATGAAGCCTCTCCTAAGGACTTGAACACAATGAAGCCTCTGCTCACTGCTCTGGCTATGCAAGTAGCTACAGCGGGTGTTATGGGTACAGTTGGATATGCAGAAGCCAATGAACTTGTCAAGCTAATTAGTAAGGCATTGGACAAGCCAACCAGCTTGACTAAAATCTTGCTAGACAATGGAGACAAGAAAATTGTTGGACCCGTGTCAGTGAATGATCTGTCTTATGGCCTGGGCAACCGAGCTAATGTAGACATGACCAATCGTCTAGGTGTTGGGGCGGTTATGCCTGACATAGCTAAGCCTGCTGACCTTGCTCTTCCTGGAGTAAGTTCCATTGGTACGGCTATTGGTAGTGCATATGATGCAGCGAAGAGCAATGAGTCTGATAGGTCTTACAATGTTAAGAAAGCTCTAGTGGATATTCTTCCTGGAGGTAACTTGCTGGAACCCCACTTCTTCTCGAAAGAGAATAGTAAGGGCAACTACAATGCTTTGAACAAGAACAAGGTTGAAATGTCTGTTGAGCGTACTCCTGCTGAACAGCGTATTAAACAATTTGGCTTCACAAGTGCCAATGAGTCGCGTACTAAAACTAAGTTGTTTGAGAACCAGCAAATCGACACATGGTATAAGGACAAGCAAACTGCTGCCATAGATTCCTTGCAGAAGGCAATTTATGAAGGCACCAATCCCAAGCCTGCTGTAGATAGGTTTAAGAAGTTCAATGGTAACTTGGATAGCCTAGATAAAATCTTGGAAGAAGCTGGATATAGTCAAAATGTGTCTGCTGAAATTCGGGATAAAATTAAGGCTTCTGAGGGAACTGACACAGGTAAGATGAAACGGAGATTCCAATGAGTAAGAAGTTAAGTAAGGAAGGGGCTGAGAAACTCGTTACTCGTGAGGGTAAGAGGAACAAAGCCTATCTTGACACGAAGAAGATTTGGACAATTGGGGTTGGGCACACAGGGGATGAGGTCCATGAGGGACTTGTGTGGTTCGACTCTGATATACTTCAAGCTTTCCAAAAGGATGTGAAGTGGGCCGAGGATGCAGTCAACACTGTGAAAGCAGTGTTAAACCAAAACATGTTTGATGCCTTGGTTTCATTTGTGTTCAATGTGGGTGCGACAGCATTTGCTAAGTCCACAATGAAGAAACTACTAGATCAAGGTTTGTATAAAGATGCTGCTGACCAGTTTGATCAGTGGCACAAGCCTCCAGAAATTATTGGAAGGCGCAACGGTGAGAAGGCACAATTTCTATGCCCAATCTAAGTGATTTGTACAAGAGATATGTCCCTACAAATGCTCGCCTATTTGGTGAGTCTCTGCTAGGAAACACTGCTCCCATTACGGAGAAGGACTTCTCGTCTGAAGAACTACAAGCCATGCTTGATTTGATATTGAAGAAGTCAACTCAAGATACAGAAAGGGAAACACAACTTAGGTCCACTGTACGCAGCCCTGAGTCTTATGCTGCATTCCCTAACATAAAGGGTGGTAAGGATGTTTCTTATGACGATTACCTGAAGGAAAAGAATAGCAAGCTAGGAACGTATGACAAGACTAGAGGCAAAACCTCTGTTCAATATAATGACTATCCTGACACTGCTATGCCTGACACCAAGGGATGGATGGACTCTGTAAAGAGTAGTTATACAAATCCTACCTATGGTGTTGCCACTTCTCTTGGACAATTTAATGCTCAAGATCAAGGCAATCAATATCAAGTTCAGGATCAGTATAATTGGAATCCATCTGGTCCAGCTAGTTTGTCAGACTTGTTTGAGGTACTTAAAAGACCAGAGGCTATAGGCAATGCTCTTATGCGGCTAGGACCTCAAGTGAATAGACCAGTGAATATTAACATCCCAAAAAGATGAACGTGAAAAAGCCCCCAGTCTTTGCAGATATGGGGGCTTTCTTTTTGGCTAATCGTAATCTGTTCTTACAGTCCAACTGTGGTCACAGGCACGACAATGATAAGTGTATATATCTTGTGAGCCATCATGTGTTTCCCTAGAGGTATACCAAACCCTCTTCTCTCCACACTTCTTGCATGGAAAGTTATTAGCTAGGTATTCTTTTTCAGATGATTTCACAGACGCCACCAACACAGGCTAGTTCGTGCATGGAGAGGGTTGAATCATCCCCTTCAAAGGCATTGAACTTTCCCCAATCAATTGTGGGGAAGGCTTGCTCATTACGATAGAAGGTGGCTGCATCAAGTTCCTGATAAGGAGCCTGTTGATACACATGATCTGAGTGAGGAAGGAATGAAATCCCACCACAGTCATCAAGGTTCTTATAGACCCAGGCTCCAACATCTAGCCACTCATCTTCACGTACATATACAGTAATGGAAGGGTTGTGCTCGCACCAATAACGCTTGTACACAAGATAATGTTCCAACTGCTGAAGAGCGGATATGTCATTACGAAGAACAGCACCATCAGGAGAGCGGACGGGGAAACTGAACACAAGATTAGAACCATTAGTAACATCGGGCTCACATGGAACTCCTTCTTCTTTTAGGAACGTTGCGAGCGGGTCTTTGACATCTGCTCGTACAGTTCGAGTATAGTACTTGCTATATCGAGGATGAATCCCACTAGCAGAATCCACCAACTGGGAGACAGTGCCGGAAGGCTTAATAGTAGTGATAGCAACAGACTGCTCAATGCCAAGCTTTTCAGCCCATTCTTTATTAGTGTCAATTGCAACATCTTTCAATTTATCTAGAATAGCCTGCAAGGTCCAGTCCTTGTCTCCACGATGCTTGAAGGACGCTGTACCGGCTAGACCGGAGTGATCCATGATGCCGGTGAGGGATACTCCAAGTAGCCGCTCTTCTCGGCAGTTGGCTGCCCACGCTTTGCGTATATACTTGAAGTCTGTGAGGCTACTTTGGAACGTCCCAAGAATTGCTGCAAGCCGTACTTTTCGTTGCAAGTCTTCAATTGTGTCTGTGCTTCGGACAACTGTTTCGCTAAGGTTACAAAACTCCCAGGGTCGAAGGATAATTTCTCCGCATGGATTTGTACCGAAGTCATAGTTGCTGTCGCGTCGTCCAGTAGCTTCTGAAGCTTTCCTAGCTGCAACACGATTGAAAATTCCTCGCTCACCAGATTTTGATTCATATAATGCTTGCCATTCTTTCATGAAGATTCCAATATCAGGCTTTTCTGTATAAGCGGCACTGATATTAGCAAGGGCGCGTTGCCCGTCGTCGACCCACCATTGTCCTGACTTATAGGTAGCCATTCTTTGGTCAGTAAGGTTGGATAGGCAGATAAGTGCAGATCGCCGAACTCCGCCAACCACCACCACCTGCGCAATCTTACATACAAGATCAGAACATTCGACTGAGGTGAGCTTTCGTCCAGCAGCTTTCTTAAAAAGTCCAACAGTGAAGTTGAACAAGTCAACAAGAGGCCCGGGGCCAGAGGCTCTTCCACCGAACGTTTTAAGTCTTGCTCCAGCCCCTCTAACTCCGCTAACATCCCACTTGGGCACCTGTCCTTGATATAGGAGAGCGATAAGCTGCCGTAGGGCTCCAGCCCACCCCGCTTTTGAATCTTTGACAACGATTGTGGTGTCTGTCTCATAGAATGTTTCCTCAATTTCAGGAAGCTTAGTTACATACTGACGTTCCACACTATAACCAACACCAGTTCCATTCATGAGAATAAACATTGTCTCATCAAATGCTCGTGGGTCGGAGATAGGAAGGTAGGCACAGTTGTATCCCGCAATGTTATCACGAGCTAGGGCAGGGCCAGCAGTCATCATGGAACGCATGCTAGGCATCACTTCCATCTTGACAATGGCTTCATACATTTCACTGTATGGGAACAAGTCAGGGAACTTAGCTTGCCAGAAGTCACATAGACGAGTTACAGTTTCTTCCCATGTCTCTCGACGGCCAAGCTCGTCTTGCCAACGAGCATACCTGGATTTGTGTACGTAGGTTTGAAGGTCACTAATCATTCGGTTACAACGGCCCCAACTGCTGCATTACGTGCATCCCGCTTGGCAATGCGTTCTGTCTCTGCTTCAAAGGCTTCTTTAGCAAGCCATTGGTACACCTGCTCCGCAGCAACAATGCATTCATTGGCACTGGAGAAGAGATAGGTATGCTGATTAATTGTACTAAGAGCAGATTGCTTTAGTTGAAAGATTTGATCAATGGTCATATTTTAAATATTTTTAGTTTAGGGGGAATAGCAGGTTTAGGTGTCACTGCTGCCTTGATTCGTTCACATGTATCACAATAGTAGGTAGTGGGATATAGTTGTTTCCCAATGGCCCTATGTGATCGAATAGAACGAATCCATACACCATGCAAGGGACACTTCCTTACACTGTAGTCTGGAAAGGTTAGATACTCACCAGGGTGACTCTTCGGAGCTATCTGGTCGAGTCGTTCCTTCCTGGTCTTGTATCTCTTCGGTTTTGTGTCTAAGGTAGTCATCCATTGCCCTTAGGCTCTCCTGTTCCTCTTGTTTACGTAGGCGGTAGGCCTTCTTCTCTGACTCCCTTGGAGTCTCCCACTCAGTTCTATTGGACGAATTCATAGCCTGCCTTAATGTTCAATGCTTCTTCTTCAGACTTAGCATAAATAAATGTATCTGAAACGTGCCCCCACGAATTATAAAGTACTGGGAGTTTCCACATACCATGGGTTTCAATGGGAGTTCCCAATACTTCTACAACTACACAATCAACTAAATTCATCGTAGTTCACTGCGCAGCGCGTCTTCATGCTCTCTGATTGGGTCATCCAGGTAATTAAGTAGTTCAGGAAAGTCCAGGCCAATGAAGTCAAGAAATTCATATATATCCATGTGGGCGGCAATTAGGTCTTTAAGGTCGTCCATAGGTCATACCATAACGAGTTTCTCTTCAAACGTTTTATTGAGTTCATGAAACCAATACATGAAGAGTCGAGTGGACTCAACTGGCGTAAGGCCTCGTGGGCGATATTTCTCCTGAGGTTGGAACAACACAGGGAGCCAGTCTCGCCCCTCACTCTCAAGCAAGTAATGTGCTTCCGTGTGGGTTGCATCTTGGTCCGCATACTTGACCTCTGCTTTATCCTCAGCAGTAAGAACGATGTTGAATCTCTCATTTACCACATCCTGGACTTTGTTCTCCATTGCCACATACTCCGGCATATGCGCTTTAATGGGCGAAGGAATGTCCGAGAGATATGCCTCAGCCGCATCATGAAGCAAACCAGCCATTTGGAGTCTTGGGGGTAGCCGAGAAGCAACAGCGACTGAGTGCTCAGCGACCGAAAAGAAGGGCACATGTCCATTAAATCGGCACTGGTTGCTAAGGCTAAATGCAATGTCTTTAATTGAGATTTGATCAATTTGGGGGTCAAGAAATGTAAACTTTGTTCCAGTGAATGTTTCAATATATGGCGTATGATTTGTCATACAATTTAGGCCTTCCAACGGTCGTCCAGGTCCGGACGGGTGTGCATCATAGAGGCAAGAAACATCGTGCAACAGCCAAGGTGATAAGCATGGCTAAGACCAGACTCAGGGTCAATATCTTCCCCAGCGTTAATTGCGCCAAGGTGTCGATAAGCTGCCGAAACAAGACGACTGTAAGCAATACCATTACGCCAATTATGAGCAGCATACTTATTGGCGCCAAAGCCCAAAACACTAGCCACTCCTTCCAAGAAAGGTGCGTCGAGGAGTGCCATTGGTGGCTTGCCTGTGTCATACTTGTTGCCTCCGGTGTCCTTCCAGGTGTTCGGGTTGGCCTTAGGGGTTGTTACCTTAGGAAAGTCTCGAATATCTACTTCTGAAATCATATTTGTACTAAATGCCTTTTCATAAACTTTTGCTGCTATCCTATCTCTAACTGTATTTAGATCATCCATAGCGTTTGTTAATGTAATTGAGAGAGACGGGCATTAGGTCAAAGTCCCCATCGTCAACATCATGTGCAACGAGGAAGCCTCTCCAATGCTTGTTACCTTGGAAGCTCATATAGTCTTCATTGTGCTCATAGCAGGAGCCAGCAATGACTGATGTAATTTTAGAGCCATCTGCCTTGTAAGACGAATGAACCTGAAAGCCTTGTTGGTGTCCCTGGATGCACGACATGTGCTTCTTAGTGAGACACACTTGTGCTGTAGTTACAGGACGCCCAAGCAAACCGCTAGTGAAATAATGGCTATAAGCAATGCCATCAACCACAATGACATCCAGGAAAGGAATGACTTCCCATCCGAAGCCTTTATAGCCAAGGTCTTCAATCGAAAGGACGCCATCAAGCTTAGGATCGTTATTAACAGCGCGAGTGATTCTGTCCTCGTGATTGCCGAGTGTAAGAACCATTCGAGGAGCATATTGCTTTTCCTTATTCTTCTTTGCCTTTTGATTGAATGTCCACATAGGCTCTAACAATGTGGTCATAGCTTCTTTGGCTGCACTAATGTCGTTAGTGTACCTACGCCCCTCAAAGGACTTCTTCCCTTGGTCATAAGACGAGAGGCTAGGCATGTCAGCAAAGTCACCAATGTTAATAATAACATCTGGCTTCTTCTCTACAATATATTTCCCAATTTTATTTAGATAAGTAAAGTCGATGCCGGGCTTAGCCTGGACATCTGGAATAATGAGGTGCTTCAATTAATAGTTCCATTTCCATCAAACACACTTGCAATAGGTAGAGCGTCTTCTGATGCCTCTTCTAGTTCCTTCGCTGCTGTTGTAATGGCAGCAGCTAGTCCAGGAAAAGCGCCCATACGAATAAGATAATTAAGGCCATAGCCCACCACAATATCACTCTCCTCCGGGCTTAATTCGCCCTCGAACTGAATTGCTGTTGAGTCGTTTATCTGAATTACTTTGCTTACTTTCACTTTTCTCCTTCAATGTCTTTTCTTTGTGGCAAGATTTACAGAGTACTTGTAAATTGTCTTGTTCACAGAACAGTCCGTCAATAAATTGATCCCAAGTCTTTTCAGTTCCAATGC